TGATTCAAAATCAGATAAATACAAATACTGCGCTTTCGCAATATTATCTACTTTATTATTGGGTGGCATAACCGTGTCATTAGCGGAACTGATAAATTATTTATGTAGTTTATGAGTGGGCTCATATGAGCCCATATTATTTATGAGATAAATCTAAAAGCATTAGGCTTAAAAGACTATAGTTTTCGGATTCTTTATCGAGTATATTCAAGCATTCTGAAACAAATCTATCTTTGGGTATAAATTCATTAAATATTAATTCAAAAAGCTCAGCTGATGTGATCCATTTAGGCTTATTAGATTCTTTTCCGGATTGGATATAGTACTGACATTCCGATTCATCATTTTTAGGAATCTTTATAATTGTTCCATATGGTAAGTAATCAAGATTTGTGGGATTACTAAAACGGGTAATAATACTTAATTCTACATCTTCATTCATCTCTTATCCTTTATTTACAAATCAATTTGAATATAAACAAACCAATCAATACTAATATAGTCATTTCAACTAACCAAGTGACAAATGCTATAAACTTAAAAAAGAACATTATTTATCTTCTCCAATTAAATATAATAAGTGCAAGATATGTACCAATGCATGATCCAATAAGAGATACTAAGAAACTTACTATCATTATTTCCCATTTCTAGTTTGCTTAATCTCCCTAATTCTGGTCAATCCCACTAGAAATTTAGATTTAGGCATATCTGCAAGATTTTGAATTCTCAGTCCTTCCAGTACTTGCGTAGCAAGATCAGGGAATTCAGACAGTTCATATTCAAGTTCTTCAAGCTGCTCTTTGGTTATAGTTTCCAGTCTATTTTCACCGGGACTATATTTAGTATTTATCGCAGTGCCCTTGGCTACAAGCCTTCTAGTTTCAGCTACCGCTACTTCTCCATCATCATCTTCATCAGATACAACTACTCCTATCAGTGTGGCATAACAATACCTTCTTAAATATGTAATATAGCTACCTATGGATTGCACATCTGTCTTTTGTGGAAGTACCTTCATTGCGGATTCTATAAATTGGCCACTAGAATGCGTCAGGATCGTATATAAAACGTTCTGACCCTCATCATTGGGCAATATCTGTTGAAGTACTGCTAATCCGTTCTTTGTTAGTGCCGGCCTTGATACTCTGACTATTTCCGTAAGATCTGCGTATTTATTCTTAAAGTATGGATTCTCGCTGGACATGTAGGCCACATCCATATCTGACTGAGCCTTAGCCATTGCGGCATAAAGCTCATTAACATCTTTAGATCTATTAGGGCGCGGCATAATCTTTTGCCTATCGATCTCGTCAACTATGAGTTGCATGCTCCGCGCCATTGTATCAAATTTTTCCTGTATTTTTATTAATTCAAGTGTTTCCATTAAATATCCTTTATTTGATAAAGTACCAGTGCATTATAATATGTATTATTTCTAATTGAACCATTTATATAATGTGTACTAAATTCTACCTTAAATACTTCAAATTTATTATCCCAGTGCTCTATGAAATGATTTAATTGCGACTCAAGACCCAATCCCGAGTCACTCATAAATACTCTTATTTTCATGCCGCAAACCTTCTTTCTGCGGCCATTAAACCCTCAAAATACCTATTAAAGCACCTGTAGCATTCATTAAATTTATTATCGTTCATTTCGCAATCACATACTGAGCATTTATTTTCTTTAGGTGGCATATTCTGAAATATATGACATTCATTGCATCTGTACTCTTCAAATCCTGAATATACAGGCCAATTCCAGTCACAATCAGTTATATTCTTGTAGCAATCAAAACATTCTATAATTTGGTTATCCATATCATTTCCTTTATGAATAGTATTTAGTAATCATCTATAAATAGGATAGCATTAATAATTATTTATGTCAACGATTTACATAATATATATATATGATACACTATACATATAGATAAAACACTTTAAGTTAAGGAATATATGGAATCTTTCATAATTGATCTCAAGGCTAAATTAATAGACGCAAAAAATAAAAACTTAATATCTGACACGGAGTTAGCAAGGAAGATCGGAATATCATACCCCGTGTTAGTTGATTTCTTTAAAGAAAGAAGAAAAACGAGTTTACACACGCTAAGAAAGATAAAGAAATATTTGGAATCGCTTGACGAGAATAATTTATAGTAATATAAATACTTAAAGCTTAATTAGAAAAGGCAGACTACGAGAGCCTGCCTTAAACTTTTTAATATTATATCTTCATGAACATCAAATAATAGATTACTAAACACAAATGTGATGGAAATGAATAGATACAAAAAACATAAAATAAACCCAACATGGTCAGAGGAACTAAATGGAAAAATGTAATATATCGTTAAAATATCACAAAACAAAATCCAAAGAAGTTTCATGTTTCTGAATGGTCGGGGTAACCGAAAATATTATAAAACAAAACTCAAAGAAGTTTCATGTTTATGAATAGTCAGGTAACTGAAAATATTATAAAACAAAACCCCAAGGAGTTTCATGTTTATGAATAGTCAGGTAACTGATATAAATAATAACATTATATATCAGAATAATCAACATATTGTAAAAGATGTGCATGAAGTCAATACAATCTTACAATATAATTCCAATAGTTCAATAAAAGAACAAGATAGCCTACAAGATTACATTGCGACAAACTATATTCTATCTTTAAGTAAGAAAACCCGAGAGGTATATGCCTATTTAATGCGATTTACCTATCGTAGTGTATTTACTGAATATATTTCAGAGATAGGTAGAAATACGGGATGTTCTATAAACACAGTCCAACGTGCAACTAACAAATTCCACAATGACGGGGTAATAACCAAGTTCCAAGTTCAAAGTTGCTTCGATGTAAATCAATTTACTATTAATCATAAAAAAATATATGAACTAGATAAAAGTATACTCAGAGAAATGAGTGACATTAATATTAATATTAACAGTTTATTTATAAACTCATTCAGTCAGTACAGTATTAACAGTTATGCTACACATACTAATACTGCTTATATAAGCACTAACTATATATCATCAGTCAGTAACAGGATTCAGCCTGCCAGTAAAATTATACGACACAATCAAAGGGAGAAGTATATGAATAATGAGATTTTCAACAAGCATGCCGTTAAGGTGACAAACCACGGTGAGATATATTTCAAGTACATGCCTGAGGCCGCGATAGAATCTGCACTGAGTAGCCTGAATACTGCAAAGGGGATAAAGAATCCCACACGATTTGTTTGTAGTGAGATTCGAAAGTATGTGTCTGCTAATAAACTGACTGTTGACTGGACTGGCTATTTCAGAGAAATGGAAAGATCGGGACTTGATAAGAACAGTGATGTCATTGAGACGGCTACTGCACTGACTGAAAATAAAACTGAACTGAAACGGAAAATAGAAATACTGACTACCGGTCCCGTAGATCCTGATACTGAACTGAAAGATAAACTGACTAGAGTTCGAAAAATGATTGCTCAGGGCAAGTCTGGGATTCAGGCGTTTGAACAAATCGCAAAAGAGCGTAAACTTACAGCTTTTGAGGAATCTGAATTAAATTTTGAATATGGACACCTAAGGCAAAGGAATGCAATGGAAATTAAATATAAATCGAGACTCAGCGAAAATCAATCCCTGCGCAAAGAAAATGAATCGATCGACATATGCCAAGCGGAAAAGGATTATCGTGTATTGTATTTGAAAATGGATAGGGAGACCGACGAATTAAATAAATGGAAGTGGATGCTTGATAATGTAGACAAGGAATTCGCACTTGCTTTAAGGGATCAGACTATATCTATGGCAACGGCAAACATAAGTAAATTGACCAAGAGCCTCGCAAAAGATATAGATCTATTAAACGAGTTGGATGAAAAAAGACAATTAACAGGGCAGGCGGCAGTGTCTGATAATTTTGAACAGGATAATGCTTTTTGGGATGAGATTCATTAACAACACTTTAGATGATCAAACGAATGTTGTTTCAGCTTTCAGCTTCAACAATGGGTCGCAAGCTCCAAGGAAAGTTAAAGTGAGGGTTGTGAGGGTTGTGAGGGTTTTAACAACTGTGAAAAATTTAGTAGTATATATATATAATCATTTTCCCGGACAGCACAAAACATCCTCACAACCCTCACAACCCTCACGTAAGCTACTTTATTTATTTTCAATTAAAAAGAAGATACCTCCCAAGGTTTAAGGAGATATCTCCCAAGGTTTTTTAGAAAAACGGAATTATCGGATTGAACCTGATTTATAAAAGGAATTACCTGAAATGACTAGATTAACTAAGAAGTATATTAAGGATATTAAAAAGCTTCATACTATTGGAATAAGCGAGGATGCAGAACCGGCTCCCGATCTATCCTTCTTTTTCAAGATAAATGAAGTTCCTAAAGACGGATCGGCGTATCTAAGTAAGATTGGAAAAGAATTGGTTCTTATAAAATACATCGAAGATAATGCCTTTATCTTCGACAAATCTAATGCATGGCAACAATATTCTTCATTTTTAGTAAAAGGTAATATATCCGAAGATAGTGTATATAGAGCTAAAAACTTAGATCGAAGCTCTTACTCCAAGGATCTGTCTTTAAAGGAGATGTTTAATAATAGAGGTCAATATGGATTTAAATTCGATTTCAATAATTATAATGATCCGAGAGATCTTTGAATTCAACTTCCCAAATATTTAGGAAAATATTATTATTATGCGGGTATAAAAATGAAAGTATACTGAAAACATATAACACGACCCGGTTTTCGTGTTAGGCCTTTTAGGTATTCATCTGAGGAGAATGTAATGACTGAATTAAGAGTATATACCGTTCCGGGCGTTCCTGTTGCTTGGGCACGCGCAATACCCAAAGGTAATTATATGTTTGATTCTCAAAAGCAGATAAAGCTTTTTTACGGAATTACCATAAGAAATCAACACCCTGACAAGATGTACACCGGCGCATTATTACTCGATGTCACGTTTCACTTTCCTATGCCGATGACAAAAAAGAAGCAGTGGGACGAGATTCGAAATAGTCCACATAAGATCACTCCCGACTGCTCTAATTGCATTAAATTCCTAGAAGATGCAATCTGTGGCGTTTTAATTAAGGATGATTGCATTATATCGGATATAGTTGCCAGAAAAAGATATGCAGATGATCCCCGGACAGTTTTTAAATTAATTGAATTATAAGGATAAATTATGTTATTTCCAACTAATCATGCAGCACAATGGATTTATTGGGACGGAGAAGATAGAATTTTATTGAGATCTAGAAATCTTGGATGGCATGGCCTCGATCATTCTTTTATTCAGTATTTTAAGTTCTTTTCGACGCACTTTTTAAATTCTATGTTGTCGAATGAATGCGATCGTGAATTAATTAAATTCAAACTTGGTGGAATATATATCGATAATAAAAATGGTAGTTTTCATTTAAAAATATTAAAGCTATATAGTCAGGCATCGTCACATAAAGATTTATTGTCTAAAAAAAATCAACAAATAGAAGTTCATGAAAAGATAATGATTGATTCTACTGAGGATGACTATGGTAGGGCTATTAATATAACAATAATTCCGGTGCCGACACTATTTGATTCGGATTATTATTCTTACAATTCTGAGGAATTTTATTTAAAGGTCAAAGATTCTATATTTTGGGACAATATTTAAGCTTATGGAGTTATAGAATATGTATGAAATTGAAACAAGGTTAGCTCCGGAGGAATTAGACCCTTATGTTGCAAATCTTATTAAGGAATTTAATGATAAAGAAAAAATGCGCAAAGCAATTCAATTAAATGAAAATCTTAATACATTGTCTGATTTACTAGATTTTAATACATATCAAGCTTATAGAATTCAATTTGAAGAGCGGGAATCTTTTTCGTTAAAGCACATAATAGGCTTAATAAAAATATATAAGTCTAATAATGGGGGCTGATAATTTTTGGAGAATAGCAAATGGTAAATAAGAAAAAGAAAAATGCAGATAATAATAACACGAAGTCAAAGAAAGATTATATTGATGTAGAGTCGGGTTTGGATATGGTTATCGACAGGTATACGGGGGAGATTAATCCGTATCCTGAAAAAGTCATTAGAGCAATAGCCGCAGGAGCTCCTTTATACTTTGAGAATAATCCTAGGGCAATGAAGCTTAAGGAATATCAGAGGCTTAAGAGAATATGCTCTGCAACATGGTCGAGATGGGTTAATAAATACGATTGGTTTAGGCATGCTCATGAACTAACTATGGAAATAATAGGTGATAAAAGAGAGTTGGCATGCATGTTTAGAGATGTTGATTCTAAGACTATTTTTCATACACAATATCAATATGATCCGGATTGGGCGGCTGCAGATAAATATCATTCAGATTTAAAGAAAGATGCCGGAGAGAATAAAACACAGGTAGTGGTTATCGAGAAGTTCTCGGAAGAGGATAAGTAATGTGTAGTGCAAAGCTATTTCAGTACGTATATGTCATAGATTCGTTTAATAGAAAAAATAACTCAATTATAGACTTTGCCGTGGTTAATAAATTCCTAAAATTAAATCACATAGATATGTTTGATAATAACACGGAATGTCTTGATGAAAATTCATTCCTAATTGGACAGGGCGCGATCATTGTTATAAATACTAAATGGAAGCATATGAATCAGGCTATACAATTAGCAGTCAGTATTAGGAATAAATTTGGCTGTGACATATCAGTCAGTATGACAGACGATGACGGATGTAATGAATATCAGTTCTTTAGGGGCGTAGACTGTGAAAAGAAAAATAAATGAGCGAAAAACTTTATGCCATTGGAGATAAGTTCGGTAGATGGACTATTGTGGGAGATCCGATTTATAAGCAATCTCAATATTACTACCCGGTTAAGTGCGAATGTGGTCGGACAACTCTAAAGGCGCAGACTATTTTAAAGAATGAATATACTAAATCTTGTAATCCGTGTTATTTAAAAGAATCAAAGAAAAATAGAAAAAGTTCATACATACATAGAATTTAACGAAAGAAATTTATGAAGAATTGCCATAATATAAAACGCGGACAGGTATTTAAGAACTATACTGTCATCGGTGACCATCAAGAATTCAGAGATGGATTTTACGGATTTAAGTGCAAATGCCTTTGCGGAGGTACGGCATTTAAATCAGGAAAAGATTTAATAAGTAAGAAATCTCATTCTTGCAGATGCGTGGGCAAAGTTACAGAAAATATAATTCCAAATAATCCACAAGCAATAGAGCCTAGTTATGAGTCTCGTCCAATTTATGTTAATCCGGGAATTAAATTTTATGATATAACTAACATTAAGCCTCAAATAAAGGATAGATGTGTATTTATACGTAAATTCGCGGATTGCTATGGTGATGATGAAAGATTTGTGACAGGACATTATATATATAAATATGATGTAGATAAGTTTGGATTTGTCCCATATTCGAGTCTAGAACGTATCTTGAAAGATATTAATTCCGGTGCTGCATTTATTGAGGAAATAGAGGTATCTAAATGGATTTTATTTTCAGAGTTATATGATTGTGTTTTTAGTGAGGAATGTATTTCGAGTCTAGAACGTATTTTGAGTCCGGATAACGATGGGAAATAAATATTCTCGCGGTAAGATATATCCTGATAATAAAACCAAATACAAATTGTGTAAATCAATGGATGAAATAGAAATGATGGAAAATAAATGCACTAAATGCGATAAGATTGAAGAAGATCTGATACCGACTAAGAATAATAATGTTTGTTTTGAGTGTTTCGCAATGATGTCGGCTGAATATTTAAATAAGCAGGATAGTAAAAATAAATATAGTGCCCATGTCATAGTGGGTAAAAAATAATTAGAGATAAATAACACATGTCCCTAGATCTAACAGGAGTAAATAAAGTGAAAAATAGCGGAGTTAAATTTATAACTAGTGGAAGTTATGATAGTTTCGAGCGACAGCTTTCCAGCTTTTATTTAAAAAGAAAGCCTAAAAATATAGTAATGCAATATAGTACATGCTATGACTCAACTGATGATATAATTCAACATTCGATAGTTATATTTTATGATACCGATGAGGAAATTGATATAGAATTCAAGCTAAATGAAGAATAAATGAAAGTTGAAACAAAAATACATCTAAATCGTTTTATGCCACGTCCCTACCAGCTGAGCCTGTGTTCTGCACTCGAATCCGGAAAGTACCGGCGTTTACTTTGCATATGGCCCCGCAGGGCAGGAAAAGATGTGTGCGCATTTAATCTTATGTTGCGGCAAGCCCTGCGCAAGATAGGTGTATACTTCTATATTTTCCCGGAATATTCACAAGCGCGAAAAGTCATATGGGATTCGATAACTAATGACGGAGTTAGATTCTTAGACTACATACCTAAAGAATTAATACAGTCACTTAATTCCCAGCAAATGAAAATAACGTTAACGAACGGATCTTTAATTCAGCTTGTGGGGTCGGATAATATAGATAGCTTGATGGGTACAAATCCCCGGGGTATAATATTTTCAGAATATGCTATGCAAGATCCTCAGGCATACAAATTCCTAAGACCTATTCTACTCGCTAATGACGGATGGGCTTTATTTATCAGTACGCCCAGGGGTAAAAATCATCTATTTGAATTATATCAGATTGCTATCAATAATCCTGAGAATTGGTTCTGTTCTAAACTGACCATAGAAAATACCGGACACATAACGGCACATCAGATTAAGAATGAGATAGCCGAAGGTCTGATTTCAGAAGACTTCGCTATGCAGGAGTTCTATACCAGTTTTGATATGGGTGTAGAGGGTTCGTACTATGCTAAATATATAGATAGACTTCATGTCCGAAGGCAGATCGGAGATATTCCATGGGAATCTGCGTTTAAAGTTCATGTCGCACTAGACATAGGAGTTCGAGACTCAACATCAATTATCTTTTTTCAGAATATTGGTTCAACTATAAAGATCATAGATACATATGAAAACTCAAAGGTGGGCCTAGAGCACTACGTCTCGGTAATTCGTAACAAGCCATATCTATATGGCAAGTTTATTGCACCCCACGATATGAAAGTTCAGGAATTCGGATCAGGATTAACTAGGATTGAAAAAGCCAGGCAGTTAGGCATAGACTTCACAATAGCCCCGGATCTTTCAATAGTTGACGGAATTGAGTGCGTTAGGTCAACTCTAGATAAGGTGTGGATAGACAAAGATAATTGCAAGACTCTTATTAAGGCGCTTGAAAACTACAGGCAGGAATTCGATTCCAAGAAGCAGATATATAAGCCTCACCCGCTACATGACAAATGGTCACACTTTGCAGATGCTATGAGATATCTATGTATATCACTACCCAAGACACAAGATTCACTTTCAGCAAAAGAACTTGATAAGAGATATCAAGAGGCAATGTATGGTGAAAGTCATAATATGCCTAATATATTTAGGAATGATCAATATGAAAACTATTAATGAAATAATTAAATATATAAGATCCATTAAAAAAATAGGTAACGGAATAAAAGTTCCATTAGACTTTCTTATTCGGGATTGCTCAAGGCACTATAAGGTATGTCCCGATAACCTACTTAAAGAATATTTAAATAAATATAAAAAATAGTGATATAATATATTTGTTGTGTTCTTGTTCATGCACAATTTCTTTCAGATTCGCGACCGTATCCTTTATCTTGCGGTCGCGAACTTTCTTATTATCTATTACAATGAATGTATATAATAAGAAAATAGTCTATTATCTCAAATACTAATAAGAAAGAAGCTATGAGCACACAATGGTATAAATTCGAAGATAAATCTCCCCCGATAAATCAATATATATTAATTCGAAATGAAAATTCAAAATCCAATAATATTTGTCCTGCGGTAACTATAGATGATTTAAGCTATATATTTATTTCATGTGCGGGATGCAGATGGGTGGTACCACCGGAACCTTTTACTCATTGGTGCTTATATCCTACCGGAGGTTTAAGGACATGTAACATATGTCTCCGTAGTTACCTAATGCACCTGTGTGATACAAATAAGGATCTACATGCAGGATGTAGTATTAAGAACAAATTGACTCGCTATGAAGATCAAGAATTACAATTAAAAAAAATGAAATTAGAGGAGCATCGGAATAATATAGATCTAATAATATATTGGTCTAAGACTATTTTTGTGGTATTCATCATATTTATCGTTTTAGGAAAAATAGAATCGGTTGTCACTCCTTTAATTAAAACAGAGTTAGAATTTAGATATAAAAAACGATATATAAAAATGTATAAAGAAGAGCTTAAAGAAGAAATAAAAGAAACTAGTAAGTTTGCGGTAGATAGTATTAAGGACGTAATTAAAGAATTGAAGAAATAATGCTAACTCCACACGAAAAAATAGAACAAGCACTAATGCAACTAGAAGACGAGCATGATAATTTACGTAATTTAATGAAATTGTATGTGCGATCATCATCCAAGGAATTGCGCAAACTAAGACTTGATAAATGGAAACTTATAGTTGCAGAAAGTTATCGAAAATATAGGTAGATAATATAATAAAAAGCTTATAAAATAGATATGTATAATCTTTATATTTATGGGTAAAATATGCTTAAAATACTTTTGTTTTTACTGATATCGAGTTTCGTGTTTTCAAATGACATAATATTGGATAATATTGATGAAGAATTCTATATAGATCAGCCGAATCTTCTGAGGTGTGAATATTGTGATAATGTCGCAGTTTTTTTGTTTTTAGAAGAAAATGAATTATGCGGGCTATGCTCTAAGTGTTTTTTGGATTAAATTGAACAAAAAACAGAGAAGGAGCTGCCATTATATTCCCCGAACTTGGTCCACAATATTATACGGAGCGTGATAAGCCGATGCTTGCACGCATGGAAACAGCTTATGCTGAAGCTATAACTATAAATCAATCCTATTGGTCTGAGGCAGACACTGATCTTAGATACTATAGTGGCGATCAGACTCTATGGAACGATCTTTATGGGAATCTACCGGCTAATCGCAGGCGCCAATTCGGATTTAATCGTATACGACGAAACGTTAACGTTATAACGGGACATCAACGAAAAAATAGAAAATCAATAACAACGACTCCTCGGGAAAATGCAGACAATCAAACATCTGATCAATTAACAAAAGTTTTAATGTGGGCCGTTGAGCGCGACAATATTCTGCATGCTATTTCAGATGCATTCGAAAGCTCTTTGATAACCGGAATGAGCTTCTTAGAAGTTTGGATGGATTATCGCAACGATCCTGTTTCGGGAAATATTAGAGTAGATAAATGTGCATATAATTCTTTTCTTGTAGATCCGTATTTTAGGCGCGCAGACATGTCCGACTGCAACTTCATATGGAAACGAACATTCTTAACGAAAAAAGAGATTATATCATTACTTCCTGATCACGCCGATGAGATAATAGGACTACAGGGCAACGATAACGGATTGGCTAGAGACGGAAAGTTTCAGTTTATGCCTGAAAGCTATTCTTACTCCTATAATAATCTACTAACCTACGATTCTTATTGGTATAGAGATTTTAGAAAACAGAATATGCTTGTTGATTCTGAGACCGGCGAGACATTCGAATGGAAAGTAGATGATGATGATAAACTTAAACTATTCCAAAGAACATATCCTTCTATTAGTCTGGTTAAACAGGATATTCCTACAGTCAAATTAGCAATTGTTGTACAAGGCAAGGTCTTTTACGACGGACCAAACCCCATGGGCATAGATAAATATCCGCTGATACCGGTATTAACCTATTACACTCCCGAAATGCCATATTTCCCACACAGGATACAAGGTATTGTCCGGGGACTCCGGGATAGTCAATATCTCTACAATCGTCGAAAGGCAATTGAGCTGGATATACTCGAGAGTCAAATTAATTCAGGCTGGATATATAAAGAAAATGCATTAGTAAATCCTAAGGATGTATGGAATTTAGCGGGTCAAGGCAGAGGCCTCGCATTAAAGTCTGAAGCTCAGATGACAGATGTCCAACAAATTATTGCTCCACAAATTCCACAGTCTACAATAGAACTATCTAATATACTTGCTCGAGAAATTCAAGAAATATCAGGCGTTTCGGATGAAATGCTCGCTATGGATAACAAAGATACGCTATCGGGATATCACGCAGCATTAAAAATGAGTGCCTCTATAACCACTTTACAGAAATTATTTGACCAATTGGATTTATCTCAAAAGTTACTTGGTGAAATGATGCTAGATCTGGTAGTAGCTAATTTCACTCCGGGTAAAATAAAGAGTATATTAGGAGGCGAGGAGCCTGCTCCGCAGTTTTATAACAAAGCTTTCGGAAAATATTCTATTGTTGTTTCAGAAGGATTAAATACAGACACTCAGAAGCAGATGAATTTCGCACAGGTACTACAATTACGCACTGAGGCCAATGTGCCAATACCCGATGATTACCTACTTGAAGCCGCAACTATACAAGATAAGAAAAAACTTATTGAGACGATTCAAAAGAAGCAGCAACAACAAGAGCAAATGCAGCAGCAACAGCAACAGCTTCAAATGGCTGAGCTACAGTCTCGCATAGATTTAGCTAAGGCCAGAGCCACGGCAGATGAGGGTCTGGGAGTAGAGCGCTACAGCAGGGTTGAAGAAAATAAGGCGCTTGCAGTTGAACGTCGTGCAGCAGCAGTCAGAGATCAGGAATCAGGACTTTTAGACTTAGTAAGAGCATTGAAAGAAATAGAGGATATTGATATATCGTCAGTTAGAAAACTTATAGAATTATCGCATTTAGTTAAGGCCAATGAGGCTGCGCTAAATCCTGAAATAAATACACCTCAGTCTACTCAGGCCGGACCTGATTCGATACAAAGAGGATAACCCTTGCTCTTATGAGCAGTTTGTATGAAAGGCCTACAATGGCAAAGAAAAGACACCATTCGGGTGGTTCAATGAATCACCATGCAGATCATTTTAATGATGAGCATAAACACAATAAAGATCATGGCGAAAGAGCTATGTATAGACATGGCTTAACTCATGCGGAAAACTACGCAGGAATGGAGCCTCGTCGTCGCCAAGAGCTAGAAGATGCGGGTATGATTCATGAAGACCATATGGCCATCGCAAACCTTCCACAAAATGTAATGATTAAGCCTTATCCTCGTACGGGTCCATATATGCCTGAAATGTTGGATGATACAATTCGTGGAGTTGATGGCCAAATGGACTATGACGATTCGCAGCGTCGCTCACATATGTATCCTAAGAAAGTTTAATTAAGTTTTAAAACAACAGCATATAGGTGTTAAAATCCACTCTCCCTAAACATCTATATGCTGTCAAAAACGAAGATTATGTAATATGTCTAGAAAACCCTTAGATCTAATAATTACTTGTAATAACATTGAATATGCTATAACAACAAAAAGCCCTTTATATAGACTTAAATATGCTTTAATAAATAAATGTATTAACAGGACTTTTAGTAAATCGACGACCTTTATGTCAGACGAATGGCGGACCGACCCTGAGTCATTCTATAAATGGTGCTTAGAGAATGGATGGAAAAGGGGATTGATATTATCTAGGATAAATATCAATGACGGATATCACCCGGGAAACTGTCATTTTGTAACTATAAAAAATAAATATAACTCACATAAAAAACTGACATTGCAAAAAGTTAAGGAGATCAGAGATAAACTTAATCAAGGAATAAAGCCTCTGGTTTTATCAGATCAATATAAGGTTTCTCCGGGACATATAAGCTCAATAAAGAACAATCGACAATGGAAGGATATGCATGGCAATTATGATTAGGCCCGCAGGGAAAGCTACGAAAATCTGCTACAAGATCTTAGGAAAACCGGCCAATTTTGATAAGAAATCACAGCGTGATAAAGATATTGATCGCCGATTATTATTTTATGAAACATATAAGGTTAGATGAGGTATATAATGGCTCGTAAAAACTATAAACCCAAAAAGCCCGCAGATCTTATCCGGCCTCGCGAGGCCGATGTCGACTCTATGAGCGCATCATTCTCAGATCATGCTTTTAGGCAACCCATAGATCCTCGCAGGAAGCCGGAAATGGCTGATAGCAGGATGATTAAAGAAGACCATACAAAGATGTCTAATTTACCGGAAAAAGCTATTAATAAACAATGGACACCGGGTAAGCATATGCCACATTATTGGATGGAGTCAGAAGTTAGACCGTTTGATATAATTAGATTCAATGAATCGGAGGATGAATAATGAAAATGTGTAGCTGTGGCAAGAAAAATTGCAAAGGTTGTAAAAAATGAAGAAGAAAAAATTAACTAAGGGTAAGGCTAAAGTTAAAAAAGTAATGAAAGAATTCAAGGAAGGGAAATTACATTCCGGATCAAAAAAAGGTCCTGAAGTTACCAATCCCAAACAAGCAATTGCTATAGGATTATCTGAAGCCGGATTATCTAATAAAAAGAAAAAAAAGAAAGCGATGAAAAAAAAATAGACCAATTTATTCATTAATACTCCTACGTTACTCTACTGCTTATATGGGCAACTTAATTGTTGCCCATTTTGTTTATAAAATATAATATATGGAGTATTCTTTTTATGAGTACCCTTTATAGCATTATAGAATTAAGAATTAAACCTCTTAA